CAACTTGAGCTGTTGGACCACTTCCAGGTGCAAATCTACCACCTGCATATAAAGAACCTGATTGAGTTCCAAAAGATGCTCCTGTTCTTCTACCTGAGTTTAGATTACCACCACTAGCCCATGTACCTGCACCTAGTGGTGCTTTGTATTTTAATAAATTTGTAGTTGTGTTGTACCATACTTGTCCTGTTATAGGATTGCTAGGGTCAGATGAAACTGCCTGTACCTTGATTCCATGTTTGTCTTTATAGTCAGTCATTATTTATTCTTTATTAACCAACCTTTAGTGTCATCTGTAAATACTAAAGTGTTACCTGCACCCTCTACAGAAATTACTAAGTCAGCTGTTGCCCCCTCAATTGGTTTACCATTTCTTCCAATAGTCAAATTGTTTGTATCAAATGTACTCGCATAATCTTTGAATGAAACCTCATCACCGATAGATGGTGAGCTAGGTAAAGTCAAAGTAAATGCACCACTTGTAGTGTTTGCAAAAACACCTTCACCTGCTGATGCAGTATAATTGCTTGTTTTTACAGCTTGCCATGATGTGCCACCACCACCACCTATAGCACCCCATTCTGAACCATTATAGCCCTCGAATTGAGTAAGTGTAGTGTTGAATCTAAACATAGCAGTTGCAGGGCTACCATCTCTTTGAGCAGTCGTTCCTGATGCTATTTGTGAGCTACCTGTAGCAGAAGTTTTTAAAGTTACTCCTGTTAATGAAGCACCACTACCTGCAAAAAGAGTAGCATTGCATGTGCCTGAACATGTAACAGTTCCACCATCTGTGATGGTAATTGCATCATCACCATCTGTGAACTCTATTAGTGCTGTTCTAATTGAATCTGATTTAAAATATTCTACTGTATCATTTGATTGGTCTAGTTCTGCTATTGTAATATAAGCATCATTATCTTCGTTTCTAATTTGTAGTAAATTACTTGTTGTATTGTAGAAAAATTGGTTTGCAAAGGTTGTAGATGGTGCAGAACTTCCTGATTGATTCGACCCTAATGCTTTTAATGCTAGGTTTAAATCACTCCTTGTATTAGGAAATGTTTGGTTTGCAATATCTAAATCGTGTTGTGACACATTTAACTCCTTTTAAATTGGTTTAAGTATATCATTAAATTAGGCAGATTCCACATATCCATAGCCTTTAGCCACATAATCAAATGTCCTATCCACCACATTACTTGTGCCACTTCCCTGATAAACTGTGATAGTAAACCCTGTAGCTGATTTGCTAGATATCACATAATGTTCATTTTGGTCTAAGTTTTGTAATGTAATCCCCAATGCTTGTAATTCTTTAAATGCAGGTGAGAATGTTACTACTTTACCACTACTAGCTGTACCTGTAGCAATATCTTCTTCACCTGTAGTTCTATCAGGCATATCTACTGTGGCAGAAAGCTCATAAATAGCAGGTGAAACAGTTTGATTAGTTGTACTTAAAACAACTCTGAGCTTAATATATCTAGCTTTATAATCACCTAAAATATAAGTACGATAATCAGTATAAGTAGAATTATCTGTAGAAGTAGATATCTGTAATTCTACATTTATGTCATTATGTTCTGTATATGCACCATCAAAGTTTCCTGTTTGTGAATCGAATAAACCATCAAAAGAATCAAATAAACTCGCTATGTCTAGCCTATTAAATTTGCAAATAAACGTAACACGACTGTTATAAATACCACCTAAATCAAATGTTGGAAAGTCATAATATCCATCTAAATTAAACGATGTGTCTCCACCATCATCAAAATTTCCTGATGCAGAATCAAAGTTACCAACACCATTGTCAAAAAGTTCTCCCTCTAATATTTCTAAATATTTAACACCATCTCTAGTTACTACTTCTACCTCATGTTTAGTGCCTGTGAAGTTTGGTGATTCTGTTGCTGATGCAACAGCATTAAAATCCCTGCTGATTGCATTTTTTATAATGACAGTCTTTGCAGAATTGACACTCTCTATGCCCAAAACATCTATAGCTTTAATCATGTAAGTTCCTGTCTGTGCTGGGAGTGTTATCACGTTTGCAGGTTTACCAATCTTCTTGGCTACCACAAGACCTTCTTCAAATTTTGTGTTAGATGTTAAAGGTGTGTGCCTAATGATGTAATGAGATAAATCCAAGTTCGATACAGGTGTCCAATTAAGATGAACGATATCTCCGACCACATTACTAGAAAAATTAGTTACATCATCAGGTGGTGCAGTTTTACCAATAACCTCATGTGTAGTAGTAGTAAATGAGCTGTGAACATTTAAACCATTTATTGACCTTGCTCTTACATTGTAGATAGCTCCATCTTCTGCATTGACTAATTCAAAAATATTACCTTTACTTCTACCAAGAGTTATAAAATCACTTCCTACTTCATTTGTGTTTTGTGCTTCTACTTCAAATTCATTAGTTGTTCCTTGATTACTAGAACATACGACTTTCATAACTGTAATTGGTGTTTCTGCATAAATTCTTAATTCATCAGTTACAACTATAGCAGGTGGTGATACATCTTGTGGTGTCGGTAGTGTTGTATTATCTAATGCAAATGTGGATTCTTCTGCATTCCAATCATATACTGCTGATGATGTTTCTTTAAGAATAATGTCTATTCCTAGTTGTTCAGTATTCATAACCCATTCAGCTACTTCAAATACTTTGTTACTAAATCCAAATCTTGCATTAGTAATACTTACAGTATCTCCCACTTGCAATTTAAATGCTTTCATATTCAATGTGGTAGTAAGTACCATTTGTTGTCTGTTTTTAAATAATGATACTTTTGCAATTCTTTGAGCTGTTGCACTAGATGAAGTGAATGGTAAATCTACATCTGATGTTATTGTCTCACCATCTTGTGTAACAAATGTTGAGCTTGTTACAGCAGGATAATCGGTTGGTTGGAAATTAGTTTCTGCACCTGTGAAGATGCCTTTTACTGTATTGTGTAATGATTTTCTTGATTGTTTTGAGTTTATGTTTATACCTGATATAAAATCATCTTCATCAAAAGATGCTACAGGAGATACATACTGACCACCTTTAAGAATAAATTTACCATTAGAATAAGAAAGAACACCTAAGCAAGATGTAAGCATATCTTCTAATATTTGCATTGGTGCTATATCGGAATAAACAATACCATTACATGTATATCTTTTTTCAGTTCCACCACCTACTTTAGTGACATTCTCATCACAAAGATTAGCCATTGTTGTAAATGATGTTGTATCAATATTATCTCTGCTTATCCCCAAACCTAGTTTTGTATCTGTTAAATAATCATAAATACATAAAGCAGGGTTACTTGAAAATGCTGTAGAATTATCTCTAAAATCAAAAAGTTTTTTACCTTTTATCTCTGCACTTATGTTTGGTATACCATTAGGGAACATGTCAGGGTCATAATCTAATTGTACATAAATATATGCTATACCTCTTAACCTATGGTCTGTTGTCCACTTGGTGACTTGGTCTATTAAATCATGGTCGGCTAACTGTGTGTCAGCTCCTAAATGTTCCTTTATTTCTACTGCTTGTCTTGTATAAATAATTTCTAATGGTAATCCTTTGAAATCAGATTGTTTTGAATATTTACTAGGTGATGTAGGTTTTTGTCTTGCTAACCCATCTGAATCATTATTAATTGTAGTTAATGTCAATGCTTCATCATTAAAATAGATAGTATCAAATGATTGAATTTCATGAGATGCAACTTGGACAAGCATGTGCAATCTTTTATTATTATCGGTTGTGTCCATAAACAAGATAGCACCTGACTTTTTAGTAGAGCCATAAACTGTGTCTCTTGATGTTATAGGTTGTCTTATCATCAAGCTTCTATTAGCACTTTGTGATGAATAAGATTGTTGTTGGAGAGATGAATTTCTAGCCCTTGTAGGTGGTGCTAAAGCATTAGCAACAGCACCTGCTCCAACTGTCAAAGCAACTCGTGTAGCAATTGCATAAAAACTTGTTCCTGCAGGTGCAAAAGCCATAGCAGTTACCATAACTGCTGTTCTTACAATATCTCCTACTGAACCACCCATTATCTATAACACTCCTTTGTTACTGATGATGATACTCTGTATTTATTCCAATTATCATCTATTCTTAAATAATTAACTTTTTTGCCTGAACCAAGTAAACTTCTAAAATATTGGTTAGTCCATTTGACCATGTTCCTTGAATCATTTAATGATAGCAAGTCTACCAACCAAACTCTATTACCACAATTCCAATTATTGACTTCTCCTGCAATCTTGAAATGTTCTTCGTTTTCTTTATTTAGAAAACACCAACAAAGAAATGCTGATGGTTCATCATTTTTATAAAATATTTTGTATTGGTTTAAGTTGAAAGGTTGTAATAGATAATTAAATAATTCTTCTTGTGTGTGTTCTTTATACTTATCAAATGACTTGTAAATGCTTATAACATTACTTATTTCTTTAAATCTTTTTTCTAATGGATTCATATTGCATTAGTTAGAGCCACCACCCCATACTACATTTTTATCTTGTAAATCATCTATAAATTCTAAACCTTTATCACCTGAAAATAGATTCTTTTGGTCTTGGTCTGTGTATCTTCTATCTACTGCTTTTTCTAAGGTTATTAACTTGTTTTCTACAGTTATTGTAAACTCTGCTGTTTGACCATCTTCTCTGATTGTCATGGTATCTAAGAATCCTTCAAAGATTTGATATGGTGTATCGACTATTACTGTTTCATTGCTTGTTGTAGTAAGAACTCCAAAATAAACTTTTACCACAGTACCTTGAACATCTTCTGTAAGTGCTGATGAAATAAGACTTGATTCCATACCTGATAAAGTTATGTTTAGACCTGTTGCTCTTATGTCTGCTGTTTCATTGACTTGTGACATCTTTAAAAGATTACCACTACCAAAGTAGAAACTATCATCAATAGTTATGGTGTTATAACCTGTCCATAATCTAAGTGGTGTTGTAAATTCTACTGATACAGCAAAGAATGGCTCTAGCTGTGAACTATCTAACTGATTCTGAAAGTCTGTTCCAAGAGTACGAGCCATGTCTTACTACTTCTTGACTGCTTTCTTTTTCTTTGGTTTTGCTTCTGTTTTCTTTTTAGTAACTTTCTTTTCTTCAGGTTCTACAGTTTTAATTTCCATAGCTTGTCCTTCAGCTACAAATACTTTAGCTAAATCTTCTTGCCACTTAGCACTACATTCGACCTGTTCATCTTTTTTATAAATCTTTGTAGCATTACCACTTTCGTTTGCAGTACCACATGAATCCATTAACATTTTAATCTTCATTTATTTACCTCTAATTCATACATTTTTTCTACAACTTGTTCCCAAGAAATAGGTTCTGATTCCCATATGATACCACCATATAAGAAGTCAATACGATTCTCTAACCCACCTTTTATGCTAAATTTAGCCTTTGGGTCAATCTTGTAGATAGCTTTTATTATAGCTAACTCTCTCTCAGTATATGCTGTACTCACAGTCATAGTATACCTCAATCGGTGGGTAGACCGAATGATAAATCTACCCACCTAGTCTATTTATAGACTAATTAAGCATCCTCAGAATCCTGTGGATTACCTTTTATTACCTCAATTGACATTGGAGTACCATTTGAATGAGTACCTGTAGCATCAATTTTACATCTGATGTATCGTTTCCCACCAATATAACCAATCTGTTTGATTTGTGGTGTTTCACCATTTGCATCTAATGTTAAAAAGATACCACTACTATCAACAGAAGTTTCAGTTACAGATGTTGAACTTGTTACAGCAGTATAAGTAGAGTTGTCATCTGATTCTTCAAGAATAAAGTCAAACTTAACAGAGCCTGATAAAGTATCACCCTCTATACCTGTATTGACAATAACCATTGCAGATTCAAACCCTTGTAGGTCTACTCCTGTACCATTAGCATCAGCAGTCACAACAGCAGGAACAGTTCCTACTACAGCAACTACGTTGTTAGATAAATCTCTCATAGTTGTCTCCTGTTATGCACTAATGTTTTGTAGTCTAATTGCTTCGGCAAGAACTACTGTTCCACCGACCCTTCTACGAGCAACATATCTAATGTTACCTGATGTAGCTTGTGAGTATGGGTCTCTCATTACTGAAAGATTTACTCTGTCCACGATTGTGTATGCTTTAGAGAAGTCTCCGAAAGCAATCGGTTTAGCACTACCACCTATGTCAGGCATATCTGTAGCTAATGTATATGGATGACCTGCTATTGTAGAAGGTGCGCCATTTACAAGGTTTAAACCAACGTGGAATATTTTTTGACCTTCACCATCTTCTAGTTGTAGAAGTTTAGCAAAAGTTGTTCTGTTCATTACGAAACGAGCATTACCAAGATAGTCAGATTTGATAGCATATACCAAGTCTAAGATACCATTAGCTGTAAGTGCTGAACCACTACCTGAATTGGTAGAAGAAACACCTGCTGTTGAATCAGTAAATCCTAAAGGTTTACCAACTCCATTTCCTGAAACAAAAGAAGTACCTTCAAGTTTTGCAAATTGTTCTGCAAATTCAGTACCCATTTCGGATTCTAAATTGAAAGCAGAATCTTCAAGCATAGCTTGTGAGATATCAACTAGACCATACATTTCATGAGCATCGATTGACATCATGCCTGTTGTATATCCTGTTGTTTCTGAACGAGTAGCTGTTTCTGCAACAAATGATGCAGAGAACTGACCTGTTCTTTTTGGAATCTCAATTCCTCTTTTATCTGTTTGTCTTACTCTTGCAATAGAACGAATTGGAGAAATTTCTGTTACAGATTTAATAAGGTCTGCTACATACTCAGTCGGTGCATAAAAACCACCTAATGTATCATCTGATTCATAAAGTGCTTTTCTTTCCATTTCATCTACTTCACCTTTTCTTAACCATTCACCGAATGCTTTTGTTTGGATATCTACATCTTTAGATGCAGAAGCATTTGGTCTAGCTAAGACTGTTTCAAGACTTTCTATCTTTGCTGTCGCTTCTTCAAGATTTTTTTGTTGAATTTCATGTGCTTGTTTGACTTCTGCTAGTTCAGCAATGTCATTTGACATTTTATCAACTTTATCTTGTAGTAGTGGGTCAGCATGTCCTTTTTTTTCAATTTCATCTAAACGAGTTTTGTTTTCTGATTTGAAAGTTTCAAATTTAGAACCCAACTCATCTAAGACTGTTTTGACTTCTTCTGACATAATTGTCCTCTTAGTTAAAGTTTATTGATTAACTGCTTAATACTATCAACCACTTCAAGTGAATCTTCACTTTGATATGATTTATAAAGTATGTTTGCAGTTTGCTTCGCTACAGTAGTAGACATCACACCAACATCTCGCAAGTATGCTTCTATTTCTCTAGCATCCATTTCTGCTAATTTAACTTTCGTTACTTTTGCTTTTGGATTCATTGGGAATGTAACCATTGAGACTTCCATTAGGTCTACTTCTTTGATTACTCTACGTTTGTTTTTATCATCGTACTTATAGCCATCAGGTTGAAGTCTATAGCCGATTGACATGGAATCTAATGCTCCCATTTTCATTAATTCAAATACTTCTCTACCTTTTTGAGTACCCATAGCTAAACGACCACTAATCTTTAGTCCTCGTTTATCTTCTTCTAGGGAATCTATTACACCGATAGGTTCATCGGTTTTGTGTTGGTAAAGTAATTTTACACTACTTGCTTTTCTTCCTGTTATGGATTTAGTAAATGCACCTTGTCGGATTACATCGTTGCCTAAGTCTTTGTTGTTGAATACTGAAGCATAGCCTTCAAACGAGCCATCATCTTCTGTTTCCATTTCTTTATATTCACATTCTAAATCAAGAATGTTTTGTTCAACTTCCATGTTGTCCTCTTGGTCAATAGCCATAACTCGAAATCCCTGTCAAGTGTATTGTGGTTATTGTAACAACAAACTACTTATAATAACAATAAAAAAAGAGCAGAACTAAGTCTGCTCTCATTTATGTAATTGTGATTACTTTTATACTATGTGAGAATATAATCCTACACTTACATAAAAGTCTGCACTCTTATTAAGATTTATAAGAATAGCATTTACATCTTTTACTTGTCCAAGTAACCATTGTTTGTCAGAATTAGAAGCTACACTAATTTGACCCATAAGGTTAGCTTTTTTTAGTCTAAGTCCATCTGCTATATCTAAAATATCAGATTTATTTAAGTTTAAGTTTGTCATAATTTTCTCCTAGTTAATTTATATTTACAGTATACTAAAAGTATATAGTCTTGTAAAGGTTTTTTATTAAAAAAAACAAAAAAAAGGTGGCATTATCGATATACCACCTTTTCTATCAGTATATTATGAGTGCTTTACAGTTATGACTTCTTCAAATATCATTTTTAAGTCTCATTGACCGATACTTCTTCCATCCACTCACGACTTCCACCTGATTCTTACATTAGAATCATAGGGATTTTCACCATCTAGATTCTAAGCAAGTCATAATCAATTAAGAGTAATTAATTCTTTATTGACTATGATTACAGTATTACATACCTAAAGTATACTGTCAAAGCTTTTTTATACTTTTTTTATAAAATTAATACTTGACAGTTGTATACTTATAGTATATACTATAGGTATAAGTTAAAGTAACTTATGGTAAATGCTCTGATGACAATTAGGATGCTCTCACTTTTATAGGAGAAATTTTATGACAAAAAAAAGTGAAAGAAAAAATTGGAAAAATATGTGTCAAGAAATCTTAGACCCACTTTATGGTCATGTAAGATTACAACATATGGATAGAAATGGAGAGGTTTGGTGTTATGACCGATACGATGACATTCCTGAAATATGTTCTGCCTATGTAGATGGTACAGCATGGATAGAAATTGCAATCTGTGTTATGACCGACAAGCATAATCAAATCTTAGATTTAGATTTTCCACATGACTTTCCTAAAGGAACTAGTTGGAAAAAAATACATGATACATTATGTAAATACAAAAACTATAAACCTTGGTTTCGAAATGAAAATGGGTTAGATATGGAAATGAGAAGTAAACATTGGAGAAGAATTACTTCACAAGGCTAAACTAAAAACAACCGAGAGCATCCTAAGAGTCAAATAGATTTAGGTTTGATAGTAAAAGGATTTTTATAATTGTATTTCTTGGCTAGTAAGTCATGGGCATATAAAGATGCTTGGGCATTAGAAAGCCCTTTATCTATGCCTTCTGTATAAAAGTTCTCGTAATCTTGACCTTTAGATTTACCTTCTTCTTTTTTAGTCAATAATATCTCCTTCATCATAGTATATTACGAAACACCTACAGTTTATAGTGTTAGATGCTCCACCTTGTGGGTCTCCTGCATATTGCAGTTCTTTCTCAGCTACACCACCACCTGATATCGGTGTCATTATTTTAAATGGTTTATCAATACCAACTCTTTGCCCATTAACATCTTTATGCCATTGTCTTGCTCGTTCATCCATAGCAGATGCCCATTCTTTTAGTGGTCTTGTAAGTCCTAATCTTTTAGCAACTTCTTGGTTTCCATAGTTCATTGCTTGATGTGTTTCTGTCCTTGCTATCATAGTTGCTCTGTATGGAGCAAAAGCAGTCGATTTTCGTATGTTTTTAGATATCTGTGGGTTTGACAACCCTGTTTCAACACCTAATGAAATTTCAGCTTGTATCTTTTTACGAGTAGTTTCTGTAATGTTTCTTACATTTTGTGCTGTTTTAGTACCTATGTAATCTACAACAACAGGGTCAATTTCATCTGACTTTTTAGATATTCTATTTCTATGTAGCCTGTTACCCATCGTGATAATGACTTCTCTTGCACTAGCACTAAGGATAGTGAGCATATCGTTGTAGTAATCATCATAGTATTCGTTAGGAACTTCTCCTATGTCATCAAATAGGCTCTCAGCTAAATCACCATAATCTTTGAAGTGCTTTCTTATTTTTCTCCT